GCTTAACAGTGTAGCCCTTTTCACAAAGCTCGATACATTCCAGAACAAGCTCATCCGGGATAACTGACCTTACTTGTTTATAGGGTTTTACTTCATCAATAAAAGCATCAATTTTAAACATAAAAACCTCTGTTTAATTTCCAGACTTTTTCTTTAAGCCCGGATTCGCCTATTTTTGTTTTGCCAGTGAAAGTAATAATTCCATTTTTTTCCATGGGTGCAAACAATTTATTAAGGTGGTTGTAAAACTTCCAGCCTCTAGTATTTAATAAAGCATCGGCTCCCATAGTACGAACATCGTCCTCATAAATTCTATTAATAACTTCGTTAGCCGTAGCCTGACCCATACATAAAGTTTCTTGGATTAATTTAATTTTCTCCGAATGTTTCAAAGTCATCTTTCTCCTCCTCGTTATAAATCTTTTCATCAAACCATTTCTGTAGCGTTTCTTTTTTTGCTTCGACCTTTCTTAGAAGGTATGGCTCGATATGAACCGTCTTTCTGATCCTGGTCTGCTTCCCTTTGGGCTTCCTTCCGGGATTCTTCTTTAATAACTTCATCGTATCTATCCTTCATTTTAAAATAGAGCTTTGAGCAGGCTTCTCTATCTGATCTTGCATTATGATGATCCAGGCTAATTCCGAAATACTGGCACAGATAAGCCAGGTTCAGCTTTTCAAAATTATAAATCCCGTGACTCTTAAGCTTTTGCGCCATTGTATGCGTCGAAATTGTCTCGCTCTTAAAATACTTTCTCAAAAGCCAGTGGTTATTTGATAAAAACATCTGGCAGAAAAGAAAAGTAGAATCAAAGTAATGACCAAGCCATAAGGCATGGCATACAAAATCGGCTCTTTCATCTAGGTTCTGATCTAAAAAATCAAAAAACTTTCCCCAGGATTCATTAGCATCAGGAAACTTTAAAGCCGCCATTCTGCTTATCCCGTGGATTGCTTCAGACTCATTAGACCAATAACCTAAGCGCACAGGTTTAAAGTTAAGATCAAGCTCATTAACCAGATCGCCAGCATCAGAGTATAGACCGATGGAGAGTGCGATTACCTCGCACCTCCAAAGATCAAGACCGCTTGTTTCTATGTCAATTACAACTTTCATGACTCAAGAATAAATTTAGGCTTTTCATTCTTAACTGGCTTTTTATCTTCTTTGAGAGTCTTTAGATTGACCTCAATAGCCTGAAGCTCAGCGAGACTTTTCTTTTTAATATCAGCAAACTTCGAGACACCTAAAAGCTCAGACATCGCCTTGCCTTTCTCGACCGCACTGAGCCCGCTGGTTATAGATCCCATGAGTCCCTGGATCGAATCAGTTACAGCCGCGACCTCATCCATATTCTCAGCAATGACTTTTTTGACCTCTAGCCTTTCTTCAGCTGCTTCAATCCTGGCAACCTCAACTTTGCCCTGCTCAAAAGCATCGCCTAGCGTATCAAATTCAGTCTCATCCATGATTCCAAGACCGCACATGGAAAGAGTAAGTCTTCTTTTAGCTTTGGTGAGACACTTCATCACAGCGTTAGCAAGTTGATCCCCTTTAAGTGCTCCGACTGGCAAGGCTCCCAGATCAGTATCGGTTCGACCATGTTTGTCCGTTCCCTCGACAGTGATGAATAAAACCCCGTCCTCAATCTTTTTCTCGGTTACTTTGATCGAGATGTTATTAATCTTTCTCAGCTGATCGGCGCAGCCTTTGGAGGCGTAAAGAACAGTTTTGCCGTTTAGGCGAAGCCATTCAAAAGGTCTAGTAAGTGGATTCAGCCCGGTTGACTCGCATATTCTTGCTAGGTACTCAACTTTTTCTTTTGGAGAAAACTGGTCAAGGTTTCCAGTAGAAAGAAGTTCTAATATTTTATCGTTCTGATTATTGCTCATAAATTAATCCTTAAATGTAATAGTCATTTCTTTAATTGGCTGATTAAAAAAATCAGTAACTTTAGGGAAAACGGTTGATTTTTCTTCTTCGGGATGAAAGTCATTCTTACTATAAAAAGTGTAATGAGTTCCGTTAAAGTTAGCGATACCGATTCCAATATCGACCCATATAGCCTCGACCATGCCTAGCGTTTCGCTTTTGTACTTGCCTTGAATAACTTTCATTTTTCCCCCTTTAATAATCTCAGCATTTCTTTGTTTAAATTCAGTGTATTCCTAACGATCTCTTTATAGACAATAGGTAAGAATACTTTTTCTTCCAGCTCTTTAATTCGGTCTAGTAAAAATTTCTCGGTAAGCATTATTTCACCTTGTATTGAATAGATGTCTTACCATCGACCAATCTTGCGCCTTCGATGATCTCGCCAGCCTTGAGAGCTTTAGCAATCTCAGCTTTCATGATTGTAGGCTTCGGCTGGGGTACGTTAATAAACTCCAAAGGGATCTTAGATTCGTCAAAGACATCAACCACCAGAGACGGCTTTCTTTTACTGATCTTGTAAAGTTGTCCGTTAAGCTCTTTTTTATCCTGGATAGAAAGGCAGCTCGCCACGTACTCGTCAAACTTTGAAATCTTGTTCTGATACGCTTCCTTTCGATCTTTAAGCTCATTAATCTTAGCGTCCAGATAGTCCACGAAGTTATCCAGGGAATCACGAAAAGCCGCCACTTGATCGGTTTTGGCGACTAGTGCGTCAGATAGTTGAACGATCCGCAAAGACTTCTCCTCATCGGTTTCTGGTTCATTGTTGAAGGTCTCAAAAAGCTGCTTAAGTTCTTGCTCAATAGCGAACAATGAATTTTCCATATTTCCTCCTTTGGAATTTAGTGGGCACTTATTATAATTAAGTGGTCACATATTAAAGCTGAATTTTGAGAGAATCATGAAAATTGTAAAATTTACCCGATATTTACCTTTCGAATTAAATAAGGCTTAAAGTTACGCATCACATAAAAAAGGAGATACCATGTTAATGAAATGCGGCTGCGCTTATAACGGTCTTAACAGCAAGGGCGAAAAAGGCTGCGTGATTCATTCCTGCTTTGAGCCTATGCCTGAGCATCCAGACCTATCTAAAAGGCTCGCTAAATGCGCCTACGGGTGTTTAAAATCGATAACCCAAAGCCGGGACACCCTAGCTTTCTTTCGACATCATCCTGACCAGGAATATGATCTATACTATTGCGGCTGCTACGGGTGGGAATGATGCACTGTAAAAAGTTCAAAGTCTCTTTACTGACAGATTAAGCCCCTTTAAAAGACCTTTAAAAAATTAATGGAGGGGATATGGCTAAAAGGTTTACCGATTCAGAAAAATACAAAGACCCATGGTTTAGAAAGCTTAAACCAGAAATCAAGATGCTATTTTTATTTATCTGTGATGATTGTAACCACGCAGGGATATGGAAGGAAAACTTTGATTCTTTTTTCATGTATTACAATTTTAGGCTCAACCATGATGATATGAAGCCTCTATCTGAAAAGGTTATAAGAATAGATTCAGATACTTACCTAATTAAAAGCTTTATCAAGTTCCAATACGGAAACCTTAATCCACAAAACAAGGCTCATTTAGGAGTTATTCGTGCGCTGAATTATGCTGGAGTGGATTATATGGAATACGTAGCCCCTTTAAAGCAGCTTCAAAGCTGTACAGGAATAGGAACGGGAACGGGAACAGAAGCTGGTATAGAAGTAAAAACAGGAACTGGAACCCCCGGGTTTGTGAGACAAAGCAATACTGGCTTAACTACAAGCGATATACCTTTTTAAGGGAAACTATATGAATCATGTTTTAAGTTCTAATAGTTATTTATTCATAAGCATGAATCGGACTAAGAGAAAAGTTCATGTATCATTAGGCAATGGACTTGCTTACTGTGATTCCAATATATCTGGTAAAACAATTTCTAGTACTGGTTCGAAGGATATATGCAACAATTGTCTTCAAAAGCTTTCTAAAGAAGTTTCACCATATACAGCCGCCAGGATAGAGCTTAAGTTCCATTTTACTCAATACACTGGTGGCTCAGAGTTTTTAGACTCAATAAGAGATCAATTAAGAAATGGCTTCAGTATGTCTTCAAAGCAGTATTCGACAGCCTTAAAAGTATTTAGAAGCAATCATTTTAAGCATAATGTTAATGATCTAAAAGGCTTGTACTGAGCTTATTCTTTACAAACCAATTTCTCCACTCTAAGGTTTAATTAAGCATTAAGAACTTAATGCAGCCGATCAAAGAACTTTGAGAAGGGAACAATGGAAATTAAAGCTAATAGCATCGTAATGGTGCCAGTCGATCAGATTATTCCTAACGATAAAAACAATAACATCCACACAGAGACTCAAAAAGAATACGCTAGAAAGATATTCGACTATCAAGGTTTTCGAGTTCCTTTGTTAATATCTAACAGAACAGGAAAGCTCGTGGCGGGTCATTTAAGACTTGAGATCGCTAAAGAGAAAGGCGTTAAAGAGCTTCCTTGTATGTTTCAAGACTTTGAATCAGAGGAGCAGGAATACGCTCACCTGACAGCTGATAACGCACTAGCTAACCAGGCAACAATTGACCTATCAATGGTTAATGCTGAGATGCTTAATTTTGATCCTTCTTTTGATATTGATTACCTTGGCGTTGAGGATTTTGTTATCCAGCCAGAAATGTCTGAGCCTGGTCAGCAATACAAAGTTACTATTACAGTTTCCTCCCAGGATGAAGCCGATAAGATTAAACAAACTTTTGAGGATCAGGGCTTTGGGGTCAATCTAAGAAAGTTTAAGAAGGTATTTGATGGACAGTAAATCAGACAGTACGCGAGTGGTCGAGCGTTATAAGTACAAACCTGAATACTGCCAGAAGCTAATTGAACATCTTAGGACGGGTTTATCTATTCAAACCTTCGGCGGGACTGTCATGGTTACGAGAAGCACTGTTTATAAATGGATCGATGAGATCCCGGAGTTTAAAGAATCCTATGAGATCGGCTTACAGTTAGCCCAGGATTTCTTTGAAAAAAGATTGGTGGCTAAAGTTTCCGGGCAAGACATTAAGGGAATTGATGCCAAAAAGATCGATAGTCAGGCGCTTCTATTCGCTTTGAAAACTCGCTTCCATGAATCCTATTCAGAAAAGTCTGAAGTCAAAAATACTGGTGAGCTTAAAATCAGTCTGGCATACAAAGAGAATGATGATTAATGTCTACTCCCACCTTCCAGGAATTTAACCCGAAGTTTATTCCCTGGCAGTTTGAGTCGATAAAGTACATTAACTCGTTTGATTACACCTCTGGAATTTGTGAGGTGATGTTTTCCGGGTCAGTTGGATCCGCCAAGTCAGTTAATGCAGCCCATATTTTAGTTCGTCACGTTATCGAGAATCCAGGCGCTAGAGTGCTGGTGGTTCGTCGAGCTTTAAAAGATTTAAAAAGAACATTTTGGGGACTCATTTTAAAGCACCTTGCTGATATTCCGCAGCTGGTTCTTAACTACAATAAATCAGAAATGAAGATAACTCTGGTCAACGGAAGCGAGATAATCGGGGATTCTTACGATGATATGAACCTAGAGAAATTCCGCTCTTTGGAACTTTCTATGGGTGTTATTGAGGAAGCCACTGAGTCTAACAGGGAGCTGTATGATGCAATTAAGATGCGTTTAGGTCGTATCGTTAAGGTTAGAAAAAACATCATGCTCGCGATTACTAACCCGGATTCGCCGTCTCATTACCTTTATGAGTATTTCATTCAAAACCCGACTCAAGGTAAGAAGGTCTTTTATTCCCTTACTCATCAAAATAAATTTCTCCCTGAGTGGTACGTTGAAAACCTGAGGCGAGACTTGAGTCAAAAAATGGCGCTCAGGATGCTAGAGGGTCAATGGGTCGATCTTGATTCTGAGAGAATTTATTACGGCTATTCCAAAGAAAAGAACTATAGCGATACTTCTTATAAGTTTGATCTAAGTAAGCCCGTAGTGCTTTGCCATGACTTTAACCGTGCAGCTGGAAAGCCTATGTCAGCAGCGGTCGGGCAGTATATCGACGGACACTTTCACATCGCTAGAGCTTTCCTGGTATACGGCGGAAGGACTCAAGACATCATGGACGAAATCTCTAGCAAGGGCTTTCTTGATTTAAACGATCATGTTTACGTTTATGGTGATGCTACTGGCTCCCATAATGATACAAGAAACAATCGGTCGGACTGGGACATCATTAAGCAGTATATCCAAAACTATCAGAGAAAAGACGGTCGAAAAAATGTACTATTCTTTGAAGTGCCGAAAGCCAATCCACCTATCCGGGCAAGGCATAACGTAGCCAATGCAGTTTTTTGTAATGATTTAGGAGAAGTTCAGGCTACTATTTACAAAGATGCAAACCAAGCCGACAAAGGCTTTTTGCTGACCAAGCCAAAGAAGGGGGCGGACCTCATTGAGGATGATTCCCTGGCTGAGCAGCACGTAACCACGGCGATCACTTATTGGATGCATAGAGTTAAAACAGTATTAAAACCAGGCGCTATCGTCATTAAATAGGGAAGATTATGATTACTGAAAACGACATTTTAAAGTTCATTGCTGAGTCAGAGTTATCTGAAAACCACCAGAGAAAGAAAGAGGCTTATAAGTCTTTCAAGTGCTACGAGGGCGATCTTCGTTACTATGTTTTGGATCGACTCAAAGAAATGTATCCAGAAACTCATTCAATGTTTCAGGTATCTGATTATTCCGTGCTTAAAAAGATTGTTGATAAAAAAGCCAAAGCGTACAAAGAGAGCCCGCTTCGTAAGCTTGATACCGAAGAAGAGACTCGCATTTATCAAAATCTAGTCAGTAAATTTTCGCTAAATGAAGCGATGAAAAAGATTGATAAGTATTACAACCAGCATAAGTACTGCTTACTTTCGGTGTTCTTTGAGAGAAGCCCGGACTATCTTGGAAACATTCAAGAGGTGTTTAAGTTTATCCCTCTAGCACCTTATGAGTTTGATGCGAAGTTTACCGAGATGGGCGAGCTTGAGTGCGTTATTCTTTCTTACCCGGATCAGCAGATTGTCACTGGACCAGCCACGGACTCTTATAATTCAGAGATTGCTGGCGATATTAATGATCGTGGAGCCCAGGTAAAAGTTTATGCAGTTTGGACAGCTAAAAATCATTGGGTGGTACAGGCTCAAAAAGCTACAGACGGCAGCTGGAATTATTATATCGCTAACAATGAAAAGAATCCGTCGAACCTTAACCCGTACGGCGTGCTTCCTTTCGTTTATCTGCCTATGGATTTCATTGCTGACTATCCTGTAAACTCTCCGCTTCAATATCAGACCGTTGAGCTTAACGCTGAGATGAGCACTTATTACACCTCCGGGACGATGCAGATCGGGACTTTAGTTCTAAAGTATCCTTCGAGTCAGGCTATCGAGTCAGTCGTTAATGGCTTGTTTACCGGGATGAAGCTTCCGCAGTCTGAAAACCCCGATTCTCCACCTACCGAAGCCGATTATATTGCACCTTCTCCAAACATGAGCGGACACAGAGAGGCGATTATTACTCACATGGCAGCTATCCTGGATGAGCAAGGCATTAACTCTAATCTCATCATTAAACCAGGAGAGGACTTTGCTTCCGGCTTTGACAGGCTCCTGGCTTCGGCTGATGTTCAGGATATCATTGAAGATAACCAGGGCTACTATCGCAAGGTAGAACAAAAGGTTTATGAGATCGTAAGGCTTATTTATAAGAACTTTCTGAAGAAAGACATCTTTAAAACTGATGAGCTAAAAGTTCATTACAGAAAACCAAGAGTGATGATTTCCGATACTGAGAAGCTGGCGAACATTGAAAAAATGGATCAACTGGGTTTAGTGCTTCCGTGGGAAAAGTTCATGCTTATGGATCCAAACCTATCCGAAGAAGAAGCCCGTGAAAAGTACGTTAAAATCATCTCTGAGCGTAGAGCCATGATTGATATGATGATTCCTAAAGAAGAGTCAAAAATGGAAGAATCAGAAGATGAAATGGAAGACGAATCAGAAGATGAAGACGATACTGAAGAGGTCGAAGAATAATGTTTTCTATCGATGAGATCACTAAAAGAGTAAGCGTTTCCGTGCCCCGTGGGCTTGACCCCGACGAAAAGGAAGAGCTACTTGAGGAGATCGGAGAGTACATTAAGATATCAATGCTAGATATGATCGGGGAAGGACGCTCTCCGGTCACTGGTCAAAAGTGGAAGCAGCTTAAAACGCCGTCTTTGATTGAAGAAAAAGGCTCAAAGCTTTCTAACATGGATTTCCAAGGGGATCTTCTCGACGCTCTTGAGTACAAAGTTGAAAACGGCAGGCTTTACGTTGGCTGGTGGGATGAGGATCAGGCTCCAAAAGCTTACGGACATACGACAGGCATGGAAGGACACCCATGGCTTGACGGTAAAGCGCCAGTTCGAAAGCTGATACCAAACACTAAAGAAGAGTTTACGGCTGAGATTAGAAGTGGAATCCAAGACATCATCCAGGAGTTTATCGATGCCCGTGAAGGTTAGAGCCGATTTAAAAGCCGTTGAGAAGGTGGTTGATGATGTTAAGAAGCGTTATCGAAAAGAAGTAACTACTGGGGCTATTGGTTATGAACTTATCCGAGTCATTCAAGATTTAATAAGAAAAGGCATTTCCCCGGTTGATAAGTATGGTCGATTTCAGAGATACTCAGACTCATACCGAAAAGCGATTAAAAAAAAGTGGGTTGAGAAGCAAGGCGTTAGCCCTGTAAATCTTAAACTCACTGGCGAAATGCTTGGAAGTATCAGAACTTTTGAAAAAGGCGAAAAGCTTTATCTTGAGTTTGAAGACAAGAAGGCATGGTACCACCAAGACGGAACTAGCAAGATGCCACAAAGAAAGCTGGTGCCAGAAGAGGGCGAGACCTTTACAAAACGCATTACTCAGCTACTCTTAAAAGCACTAAAGAAAGCAGTTAAGGAAAAATAATTGACCTCGCATAAATTAGGGGTCTAACATAGGAGAAGGTTCATGGCTGACGAAGGTCAAGCATCAACGTCTGAAGAGACAAAACCAGCGGAAAATGATTTAGCAAAGCGACTAGAACAACTGGAAGCGACTAACAAAAGATTGCTGGAAGAATCAAAAAAGTACAAAGAAAAAGCTAAGATTTACGAATCAGAAGTAGAGAAAGCCACTGAAGAGTCTCTTTCAAAAGAGAAAGACCTTTCAAAGGTGCTCGAAGCTGAACGTAAAAGGCTGGATAAGTTGGCGAAGGAAAATAAAGAGATGAAGCAGAAAACGCTTCAATCTAATATCTTCCAAACCATCTCAAAGTATGCTTCTGATGTAAACGACATTGAAGACTTGCTAAACCAGCCGAAGTATGGCGAAATACTTAAGAGAGGTATCGACGCGGACTCGCTTTCGTTAGATGAAGAGATTGCTAAGGAATATGTTGAGACAGTTCTAAAAGCTAAACCTTATCTAAAAAAGCGACCTGAAGCGACTACCATGCTCACAAAAAAGCCCGGTTATGATCCTAAATCTGGCTCTATGAAATCACTGGATCAAATGACTTCTAAAGAAATAGAAGAAACATTATTTAAACTTTACGGAAAACAATAGAGGTAACAAATGGCTTTAATTGCTAACACAGAAATGGCTCCTACAAAGATGGACCTAATCATCGCAGCTGCTCAGAGAGAGTTAAAAGCTAACGCTCAACTTGCTGGCTTCTTCAGCGATAAATCAATCTTCGCTACTAAAGGGAATAAATCAGTCTCTTTCCCTAAGCTAACTTCTTTCTCAGCTCTTGACCGCGCTTCTGGCGTAGCTGGCACTGAGCAAGTTGTATCTGCTTCAGTAGATCAACTTCTTCTTAACAAAAATAAGCAAGTTCTTTGGGTTATTGATCCTTCTGACGAAGTTCAATCTACTCTTAACTGGGAACTTGAAACTGTAAAGCTTGCCGCTTCAGCTCATGGTCGCCAGTTTGACCGCGACCTAGTAGATGCCGCTCTTTCTGCACGTACTGAAGTTTCTGCTTCTGGAAACATCACTCGTGACCTAGTTCTTGAAATGATCGAATATCTTTCTAAGAACTTCGCTCGCAAAGATCAGATGGCTCTTTTCATCTCTCCTGCTCAGAAAACTGCTATGCTTAAAATCTCTGAGTTCACACAAGCTCAAATTTACGGCAACGCTGTTATCCCTTCTGGCACTATCGGATCTGTTTACGGCGTTCCAGTCGTTGAAGCTCCGATTCTTGCTGATGCTGAATACTTCATGGCTGATAAAGACGGCTTGGCTTTCGCGCTACAAAAAGCCCCTAGCTATGATGAGCAAAAAGCTATCGAGTATGGTGCAGGTGCAATGAAGCGCACGCTTGACCAGCTTTATGGTGTTAAGGCTCTCCAGATTGCACAAGGCACTGCTGCTGCTGGTAAATCTGCTCTCATCATCGGTTATAACGACGGCGTTTAATAATTGAGCAGAGAAAGATCAGCTAGAATTTCACCTGATTATATCGCCGCCAAGACTCCTAGTGAGTTAAGGCGGCTTCTCTTGCTTAATCAAGAAACTCTGGGCGGAGAAGTTAAATATATCTCTATCCAGTTTGATGGAAAAGAGTGGGTCGCATGGTTCTTTAATGACCTTGCTGACATGGCTCTTACTGAGGCTCTAAAGAAAACTTCGAGGTAATACATGGCTTTCCCCTTTGATGTTAAAGAGATGTGGGTCAAAGCTTTTCGTAAATCCTTAACCAATACAAAAATTGCTGTAACCAACGAAGAGACTGCCCCTAGTCTTATCGTTGATGATTCTGTTTCTGGTATCATTTATTTAGGCGAAGGGCTTTATGGTGCGCTAACATCAGAGGCGAAGTGGAAGATTAAGAAGATTGATCTTTCGAGTGGCGTAGTTATTAAGTGCGCCTCAGAAGATTACGATCAAGTTTGGAACGATAGAGCGAGCCTTACCTATGTCTGATTTTAAAATTGTTAAATTAATCGATCCTCCCATAAATGTCATTACTAACGTAAAGCCTAGAGGCGCTTATAGTAACTCGACCACTTATGGCGTAGGTGATTCCGTTTCATACGGAAATAATTCTTATATTGCTATCCTTACGACTCTTGGAAACGTCCCGACAGATACGACCTATTGGCAGCTTCTCGCTACTGCGTCGACTAATAAGCTGTCTACGACCGGGAGAAATCAGACTGGCGTAACAATACCTAAAGGCTCAGTAGTTTACTTTAGCGGATCAACCGGAAACCTTCCTTTATTGTCTTTGGCTCAAGCTAATTCTGAAATGGGATCAACCAAGACAATCGGGATTACGGCAGTAGATATTGCTAACAACGCCGAGGGAGAAGTAGTGGTTTTTGGTCTAGCTGAAAACCTAGATACCTCTATGTTCGCGGCTGGTGATGTTCTTTGGCTTTCTCCTTCATCTCCTGGTGGAATGACCACGACAAAGCCACTTTCTCCGGATCATTTAGTTTTCGTTGGTTTTTGCGTTAGATCTTCATCATCTAACGGGACGATAGAAGTTAAAATACAAAACGGTTATGAGTTAGAAGAGCTTCATGACGTTCTAATAACATCAGTCAAAGAAGGCGACCTTCTTACTTATGACTCAGCTTCTTCTTTGTGGAAGAATAAAGAAGATAAATCAATTATTAACGCACTAATTTTTGGGTGATTTATGATTAATCCAGTAGAACATAATTTTAAGCTTTACGTCGGACAGGATCTTAATTACCCGTTCACAGTTTGGCTTGATGAGGCTCTTTCTATTCCTTACGACTTTTATAATAAAAAGCCTAAATGCCAAGCTAGGCAAACATACTCATCAAAACAGTATGTTGACCTTAATCCTGTTATTGATGGGAATACTGTTTTTTTAAGAGGGACTCCGGAAGTTTTTAAAGGATTCGTATTCCCGGCTGGCGAGAAAATGGTTAAGTACGTTTATGATGTTGAGATCGAGGATCTGGATACTGGCATTAAATGGACGATGGTAAGAGGAATCATTGAGGTTTACCCGGAGGTTACTAAGGTATGAACATAGTAGTAAATGAGCAAACCTCTAAGATCATCGTAGTCAATCAAGGCTTAAAAGGCGAGCCTGGTCCAGGGCTAAAAGACGGCGGAACTACCGGGCAGGTTCTGGCTAAGGCTTCAAACGCTAACCAGGATACCGAGTGGATTGATCCAGCACAAGGGGATCTAATCGCTTCTAATAACCTTTCGGACGTAGACAATAAAGACGTTGCAAGAAATAATTTAGGTGCAGTTAGCGTATCTGAGTCGGTAGTTAATGCTTTAATTTTTGGATAAGGATCTAATTATATGAAAAAATTTATTTCACCAGCTTATACATTTACACCAGGAGCCTCCGGGGTAGGCTCAGTCAATCTTTCTGGTATTGCTAACTTTAAAATTAAATCTCTAGTTTCAATCATTAACCAGACTAAAGGCGTTGTTATTTATGCGACTGGTTCCACATCGCTGAGATACACTAACGTAACAGGAACGACTGTAACGCTTTTTGCTGATACTAGCACGATGTCTTCAGGGGATACTCTTCAGGTTATTTATGAACAGGATGAGGCTCTTTTGCCTGAAGCTTACGACCAAGTTGTTACGACTTACGTTGGAGTAACCAGCTTGATTAATACTGTTACTTATAAACTTAACTCTGTAACAGTCGGAGTCTTAACATTTTCTTATGATGCTAACGATCGACTAATCGGCGTAGTGAGGTCTTAATATGTCTCAAAAAATTAAACAGGTATTTAATCCGCTCACGGGAAACTTTGACCAGATTGTAGATGTCACTGATTATGAGGCGCATTTAGTAAATACCTCTAATCCCCACTCAACCACGAAGGCGCAAGTAGGGCTTGGAAACGTAGACAATACTAGCGACCTTGATAAACCAGTAAGTACAGCGACTCAAACTGCTTTAAATGCAAAGCAAGACTCTCTGGGTTTTACTCCTGAAAATGTTGCTAACAAAGCAACGGATTTAACATCTCCAGACAATACTAAGTACCCAACCACTCAAGCCGTAGCTACAGGGCTATCTGGTAAACAAGACTCTCTAGGATTCACTCCTGAGAACGTATCAAATAAATCTGCCACTACAACGCTCGGAACTTCTGACACGCTTTACCCGACTCAAAACGCGGTTAAAACTTACGTTGATACTGGTCTAAGCGGTAAACAAAATAATCTTGGCTTTACGCCTGAAAATGTGGCGAATAAATCGACCAACACTGCTTTAGGTGCTTCGGATGCTCTTTATCCTTCTCAGAACGCTGTTAAGGTTTACGCTGATACAAAGATTTCAAAAGATACTGGCACGACTTACACCACTAACGCGGTTAAAACACTAACAACGGCTGAGTATCTAGCTTTGGGGACTCCTGATGCTAATACTCTGTATTTTATCGTATGAAGATTGGTAATACCTGGCTAAGCGGATTCAAAATCGGTTCTGATGTAATTAAAGAAGTCTATTTTGGATCTATACTTATATGGAATAAAATTCTTCTTATTCTTAAAAAGTTTAGAGAAAGAGTACTAGTCGACGGAGGTATCACTGAGGCTGATGATTGCCTAGAGGATCAATTAACCTACTTAGATGGGAAAGAATTATTAGACTCAGCCAGTATGCTGATCACGCCTAGCGGGTATAAAGAAGAGTTTTTATACAGCGTTATTCAAAATAATGGAACTACCGATCTAGCGTTTAGAAGATCAACGGAAGGAACGCAATTTAACAGAAGTGGTCTAATTGAAAGCTCTCCGTACAATATGTACGCACAGTCAGAGGACACTGCTCAGTCAGTTTGGACAAAGACAGCTTTTACAGTTTTATCTAATACACAGGCAGCCCCAAACTGGACAATGACAGCCGATACCATAAGGGTTGGCGTTGACGCTTCTAACGTAAGGCACAGATTTTATCAGGGTAGAATCTTTGCAGCAAACCAAGCTTATACGACTTCTTTTTACCTAAAAAAAGCTAACCATAGATGGGTTCAGCTTGTTTATGTTGCTGGTGACTTTGGACTAAATGCTTGGGCGAATTTTGACCTAGAGAATGGTGTAATAGGAAACACTGGTACAGGGG